GGTGTCTACTCCGTCTTTAAAACTGTCGTAAAACTTTATTCCCCAATTCGCTAACTGCGCCGCTAAACCGGGGTCGGTTGCCTGATCTGCTAAATACCCTTCAAATGTTGTTGGGATAGACTTTTCTTTTTCTGCGTCATCCATTCCGTCAAGGACAGTATTGTAAAAGATTTTTCCAAATTCTTGTCCAAAATTTTCCAGCGAGGGATCGTCGACCAAATCTTGTAAAGCTGGGATAACGTGATCGTTTATTGCGGTAACGATGCTTAAAAACGCTGGTTGTAGTTTCTCGCCGATACTCGCCTGTAAATCGTCCCAGGTAGCCGCTAAAAGTTTCTGCTGGTTCGCTAAACCGTCGCTGGTGCGCTGAAAATCGCCCTGTTGAACTTCTGTTTGCTCGAGTATTTCAGAATAAGCCGCTAAAGCCTTCGTTTGCGGTGTTAAAGCGTCTTTAGTGCTATTGATAAGCCCTTTTTCTAACGCTTTCGCTTTCAACGTCGCCGCGTCTAGCAGAACACCGAACCGGCGTAAAGGCTCGTTTTCGCCTCTTAACCCTGCCGCTATCGCCGTTAAAGTCTCCTCCGGGGAAGCATTGTTGAATGATGCCATGTCAGCGGCAAGATCAACCAACTGCATGGACATTTTAGAGCCTTCTTCACCCGACATGCCCATAGCGTGTGTTAAAGCACCAAAGTTCCCGACAGCTTCCAAAGCTTCACGGCGTGAAATGCCAAGCGATTTCGTGGTTCTTTCAGACCATTTTTCGACAGCTACGGACGCTTCACCGAACAGAACCTTGTTTTTAGACAGGGATTCTTCAATATCGGCGGCTTTTTGAATCATCGGGCCGAGTGTCCGGGCGGCGGCTATAGCCGCGCCACCTAAAGCCGCGAAAGCTAAACCGCCCATTTTCAGACCCTTCGCGAGCCTGTCGGACATCAGCGAAGAACCTTTAGAAACGCGTTTAAACGCTTTGTCTACTGAATCTGTTCTACCGACTATGTTTACTGTCAGCGTTCTTGTTGGTGATGCCATCTAAAACCTTTTGCTTAATGCTTTTTCAATGTTTTTAGTGTACGTTTTTTTAATAAATTCGTGTTCGCGGTTTATAGTTGGGAACAGGACGTAACCGCCTTTTTTCCACGGCGGGAATTGTCTAGTTGAACCATAGTATTTGCGCCCTTTTCCCGATTTTGTTTTCGCGTAAGTCCATGCGCCTTTTTTGATTTTACGTCCACCAAATTCGACACCGTAAACAATGTCCCCTGCATACGGTGGATATCGGCTGGTTTCTCCCGCTGGACGTGTCTTACGTCCGTGCATATTTGGTCTAGTTACACGCTTGCCGCCAATTCGTATTTTCGGAACGCGCCCCTGAACTGCTTTAATTGACGGTCTAATAAGATCGTACTGCTGGGCGTGAAACACTCCCCTAGCACGGGAACGCATCTTTTTAACAACCTGATTCGCTATCGCTTTGTTGCCGTTTTTGACCTGTTTTTGGACTTGTTTAGGCATACCGCGCATAGCTCGCTGTAATTCTTCCAAACCAAAAATTTCGATATCCGAATAAAGCGTACGTTTCAAACGCGAATCGCGTTGCAAAGATTTTTTAGCTGATGTCATCGCCTAGCCTTCGCCTGTTCCATAGCCTGTTTACGGTTATCTATTTCAGCTTCGATAACCCGCCACATTGCGTCCAAAATTTCCGGTTCGCTCAATAACAACTCACGGGGGCTGATCCCCGTTTTAACAGCTAACGCCGCTATGTTGACTGTTACTGAGTCCCACCCAAAGGGGCTGAATCGTCGTCCTCGTTGACTATTTCAATGTCAGTAAGACCGTTAATCCAGTCGTCGAACGGTTTAACAGCCGGCCCGTTGCCTAATAATGCCGCTTTGTGTAAAGCGTCGTGAGCTACCCAAGCAAGAAATTCAACGTGAACGTCCTGCATGGCTTTACCCCAACCCATACCCCATTTTCTTTCAAATGCAACTATGGTGGCCGGCCCGGCTGTTACTTGCCGTTCTTCTTCATCGTGAACGACCCGAAGGTCGAACCGCATTCCTCTATTAGCCATTTTTTTGACCCCTTTTCTGCTATTAGCTGGTTGCGCGTGTTATCGCCCCGGTTACCGGCCATGAAACGCTGAGTGTTGCCAATGTGCCAACCTCTGCGGATATAGGCGTGTAACTGGTAACAATTACTGACCCTGCATAAGTCGGGTTAGTTGCTGACACCGAGCCGCTGGTTGGTTTAAGAACAAACGCTGTGCTTGTTCCTACCAAAGCGTTTAACGTCGCGTCCACTTCGCTTGAAGCATAGTCTTGGTTAAACGTGATATTTAACGTAGCATCGCCAAGCCCCCCAATCCGGGTGCGTACAGCATCTCCAAAACTGGTTGTCTCAACATCTTCGTATGCGATTTCCAACGAAGCTGACGTAATGTGGTCTGATAAGTCCACGCTGTTTATAGTAATGGTGGCAGTTGCTCCACCGATTAGTTCGGCCATTATTCAGCCACCTTTCCGGGCTTTATATGCCCGCCTTCTGTTAGTTGTTCTTCCTGCTCATCGGTCATAACCGCTGAGAAGCTTTCACCCGGTGCGTGTCCCATAACATTATGGTTCCCGACCACCGTGTAGTCTTTCTTTTTGGTCGCCATTACGCGTACACCTCCACTTCAAATTCGATTCCGAGATATTCGACATCGTTAACACTAACGTCGCCATAAGTTGACGCTGATGTGACCTGACAATCTGAACAGTTGCCGCCAAGCGTCCTGTCGCCCTCAATGAGAGCGCGGACGCTAGAAGAACCGCTGACCATATCGTCGATCAAATTTTGATTAGCTTTCACATCAAATCTTTGCGCTAAAACAAGGATCGTGAACGAAAACCGTTCCAACCCATTACCGAACGCCTGATGGTATTCCACGACAGGGCTTCCCGGCAGTACGATAGCGCAAGGCGGGGAAACCGTGTCGGGCGCGGTGTCCGCTACCTGGATGAAAACCGAGCTGGTTTCCAGACGGGTTTTAAGTCCATCGCGTATTAAGGAATAGTCGGCCATTTAAGCCACCGCAGGCAGGGCGTAACGTAAAAGCATCGCGGCTATATCCGGGTCTGATCGTGAAATACGAACCGGCCCGAAATCCCCGACACCGATTACCCCCATGGGGCTGGATTTTCGGTTAAATAAACGGCTTGAAAGCATTAAACAGGCTTGTTCCACAGGTTCAGGCAAACTAGCCCAACCCCATTTCGCTGTTACCTGAACGGAAGCTAAACCGTCGCCGTACACAGGGAACGTGTAGTCGCCTACAGCTCTGATGTTACGCAACGGGAAACCTTTAGCAACGTTGTTTAACGGTTCCATCTGGTAATCCGTCGAAGCCCAAGTGGTGTCGAACGTTCCATCGCCGCTGGTGTCAGTTTTAATAACCAAATCCGTTGTCGTGTGAATGTCGTCCACCACCGTGTAATAGGGTTGCGCCCTGTATATCCGCGCCGTTGCCGACGTGTCTGTAGTGAAAACCCTTCCGCACAGGTCGTCAATAGACGTGGTAGCCGAATTGATCGCCAAATTGAGGAAATCGTCTTCGGTACTGCCTGTGATGCCTAAAGCGGATTTGAGTTCTGATAGCGCAACGTAGCCCATTACTTCTTCGTGGCTTTCTTAGCCGCTGGTTTCTTAGCGGCTGGTTTAGGGGCTTCTTGTTCGGGTTTATGTATCCGAGCTGAAGCCTGTTTTTCCCATAGTGTTGACAATGTTTTCTCCATTCTGTTCGGGATTACCACCGGATACCGGACGGGGTACCCGGTGGCAAACCTGCCCGTTGGGGTCAAACGGGATTAGTTAATTCCGATTAAAAAGTCGGAGTTACAAGACCGGTACCCATGATCTGACTGATCGCGGCTGGATAGCGCCCGCCTATAAAGCAAGCGTACTGCCAAGCCACCATCTTGACGGTCAAGTTGCCGCCTAGTGTCTGATCCATGCGAACCATCATCGGTGCGCCTGCTGATTCAAACAAAAGCATATCGGCACGGCGTACAACGAATACTGAATCTTGGTTCGATCCAGCTCCGGTGTTTGTCTTAATGTTCGCATCTTGTACGACTGGGATTCCTGCAATTTGAAGTCCCGTAAAACCGTATCCGGCTACCGGGCCTGTACCCATTGCGTTTTGTGGAACGTTAACGTCAGGTAGAAGCAACGGACGGGAATT